TGTTAAGGTTGTGCTTGATGCTAAAGTAAATTGTAAGCCAGTATAGCTGCTCTGTGTATCTCCGTTCGCAATTGTGAAATAACCCATATCTTTATGTAATGTTGTTGGTGTATTCCCGTTTGAATTGTAGATATAGGCTCTTAATTTTACTCCGCCGTTGTTCTGTGCGTCTGTTGGATTATTTAATAATCCTAGGCAGAATTTATCAATTGTCACTTGGCTTGCGAATTTTATTGGGACGAGAAATGCTGAGTATCCTGATATTCCGCCTTGTGTTTTTGTATTTCTTGTAAAATAATATCTGCTTGTAGCTGGTGCTGGTATTGTGTTAAGTGCTGCGTTTAAGGGATCTGAGTTTACATAATTTGTTCCGTCGTATAAAACTGTCTGTCCCGGTTTGATGCTTGTTATAACCACGTCGTTTAAATCGTTTAAATGAACGTGTCCGAATGGTGCTGGTCCGTTTACCCATTCTGTTCCGTCGTATTGTAAAACGTCGTCTGTTGAGGCGTCCGTTATATTTACGTCTAATAATCCGTCTAAATCGTTTGATCCTGCTCCTCCCGGAGCGTAGAAGCTGCTATCTGTCATATTATTAACCTACCTTCAGTATTCTTATGTCTTGTGTTGCTGATGTTGATATTCCCCATACTTTTGCTCCTAGTCGCAGGTTCAGGGTTCTTGCTCCGCCAGCTGGAATTGGTGATCCCGTTGCTGTGGTAACTGTGTTTGCTCCGTCTATATATAATGTTGCTGTTCCGTTATTAAGTATTTCGTAGGTAATTCTGCCGTCGCCTCGTCCTGCTGCTTCGTCTGTAACGTGCACCAGTTCAACTGCTGTTAGTCCTGCGGTTATTTTTGTTGCTTGTATTGCTCCGCTCATATAAGTTCAACTCCTCTTTCCTCATAAACTGATTTCCCTGTTAAGCTTGTCCCTGCTAGCATCGCTGAATTGATTGCCATAATTAAAGCAACGATCCCGTCGATGCGTGCTGTTGATTTCGCCTTGTCAGGTTTTAAATTTCCAGCCGGGTCAGTATTTACAAGTGCCGCGTCTGCGTGTGCTCTCAACACTTTATGTCCTCCATGTTTTATATTTTTTGCTGCGATTAATCTTTCTAATTCTTTTGTTGGTGCAGACATTGTTGCGAATCCTTGTCTTGTTGGTGCAACCCTCATTCCCTGTTCTTGTAATTCTGTTATTAAGCTTGTTGCGTTCCAAGGATCGTATGCCAATTCTAAGACCTGTGCGTTGTCTGCCTGTTCTATAATTGCGTGTTTAATCCAGCGATAATCAATTACGTTTCCGGGTGTTAGTATTATTTGTCCTTCGTTTGCCCATTGTGAATATGGTAGTCTGTCCCTTCTTTCTCTTTCTGCTATATCTGCTTCTGGAATCCAGAAGGTTGGTATTATTGTGAATACTCCATTTTCCTCTGGGTATAGTCTAACCATTGAACTTATATCTGTTGTTGATGATAGATCGAGTCCTATAAAGCAAGGGCGTTTTTTATAGTCCTCTAAATTTATTTCTTGTCCGCAAGCGTCCCATGCTTCCATATCAATCCATCGGCTAACTTCTCTTGTCCATTTATTTAAATATAATTGTTGGAATATTGTTTGTCTTGCTGGGCTTGCTTTTGCTTTTCGAATTTCGTCTTGTAGATAATCCTCCATAACTGTTGTGCCAAGTGAGGGATTTGCTTTTTTCCAAGTTTCTGGATTTTGCCAGTCATCCTCTGCTTCTGTTGCATAAATTATAGTCAGGAAGCTTGGGTCGTCTAATTCTCCTTCTGCTATTTTTATTGCGTAGTCGTGTTGTTCCCATGCAATATGGTTAGGGTCGTATGTTCCTGCGGTTGTGATTCCAATAACTATTGGTTGTTGTCTTGCTCCAACTGATGAGCTTAAAACGTCCCAGATTTCTCTATTCTTGTGTGCGTGAACTTCGTCTAAAACTGCAATATGTGCGTTGAAGCCATGTTGTCCGAGTGCTTCTCCTGAGATTGTTCTTAAAACTGATCCGGTTTTTGTTACTTCAATATAGCTTCTTGCTGCTCTGCATCTTTTCCTAAGTGCTGGGCTTGCTTCGACCATTTTTCTTGCTAGTTCGTAGCATATTCTTGCTTGTCCTCTATCGCGTGCTCCCATATAAACCTGAGCTCCGGGCTCGTTATCTGCAACAAGACCGTATAAAGCGAGTCCTGCTGCGAGGGTTGTCTTTGCGTTTTTTCTTGGAACTTCAAGCCAGACGGTTCTATATAATCTTGTTCCGTCTTTTCTTTTGTAGCCGAATAGCGGTCTAATAACTTCGTATTCCATCCAAGGCATTAATTCCCATTTTTCTCCTGCTCCTCTGCCTTCTACTAATTTTAAGAGCCCAAAGAATTTCACTGCTCTCTCCGCTGCTTCCTCATCGTAGTATGCTCCTTCGGGTAAATATTTTCCGGCTGAGCTGTATGCGGGTCTAGTCCAAGAAATCGGTTGATTCGTCACTCTGTTCCGCCTTCAGTCTTGTTCGTGCTGATGGGGTCAACCCTAGTTCCCCGGCTAACATTCTTATTAATGTTGCTGCGTCCCTTTGTATTTGAACGGCTGGATTTTTTACAACACCATCTCGCCTTCCTTTTATTAAAACCCCGGATCTATCAACCAGCTCTGTTGCTTTTTGATAATTCACAACTGCGTTCACGTATGCAACTATAACGTCTTGGTCTGCTTCGTATAGCATATTCATTGATTTAAGTTGTTTGATTGTTCTCCTCCATATTATTTTTGCTTCGTCGCTTAGCCAGTCTGGCATTTTAGGTTGTTTGCTTTTATCTGGTTTTGGTTCTTTTGTATTAATTCGATCTTTGCGATCTCCTCGAACTATTCTTAAATGCGTTGGCGTTGGTGCTGGTCCGGGTTTAGCCATTTTCTTTTTCCTCTTTTTCTAGTTTCATATCAAATCCGTCTACAAAGCATCCGCATCCTCCAATGTCGAGCATATCGCAATCTTTTGTTTCTCTTGTTTTTAGTTCCTCTAGTGTAAGTTTCTTTTTTATATTATTTTTTTGTTCGGTTAATATTGAGACGTCTTTTCCTAAATAATTTCTTATTTCATTTTCTTTTTCCATCCATTTGTCGTAGCGTTCTGGCATTATTTGTAAAAGTTTTCTGAATTGTGCTTGTCCAGCTCTAACGCATCCTCCTCCGCAGTTATTATGACTAAATCCTAAGCTATATAATCTTGGTGGTTTTAATCCTTCTTTTTCTGCCTCTGCTATCATTTCCTCTTTTGATAAATATGGTTTTTCTGTCATAGGGAATTCTACTTTGTATGGTTTGTAGGCTTCTTTCACTGAAGGTATTCTGTGAGTTTCCGTCCAATCAATTCCAATTATAATAATTGTATTTTCTGGTTCTGTATTTTCTTTTAACCATTCTCTCGCTGGCTTTTGTTTTAATTCGTGTGAGCAGTTTGCTAATCTTGAATTGCCAAGGTATTTTTTGTCCTTAAAAACTTCCCAGATATTTCTCCCGTCTGCAACTCTTATATATTTGCATTTCAGGTTTTTTATTGCGTCGTCTATAAATCTGTAGGTATCCTCGTCCTCTCCGACGTGAGCTTCAGTGCTGTTTCCTTTTACGTCGCTAAATAAACAGATTACATTTTCTTTTCCGTATTTTTCTATTGCTCTTTTAGCTGCTGCCCAGGATCCTATTCCTCCCGAAAACATTACGATGCATTTAATCATTTTCTTTTTCCTTAAAGTTTTTACTCATATCTGTTTCTTTTCCGTTTAATAATGGTATATTCCCAGTCTGTTCTTGGTATCTTGTTGCTATAACATCGCAATAGCCTTCATCTAATTCTATTGCTCTTGCAATCCTGCCTGTTGATTCGCAAGCCATTATCGTTGATCCGCTTCCTGCGAATGCGTCTAATATTATTGCGTTCATTTTGCTGCTGTTATCTATTGCTCTTGCTAATAATCCGATTGGTTTTGTTGTTGGGTGTAAGTCGCTTCTTTTTGGTCTTTCATAAAGCCATACATCAGATTGCGTTCTATCAAGTATTTGTGCCAGTCTTGCTGAGTCCTCATTCCAGCCATAAAAAATTGGATCGAATGGACCGTTATGTCCTTCCCAGATTGGTTCATATTGTGTATGATAATCTTTTCTTGATAAAACTATTTGATCTTTTACCCAGATAATTGTTGAGCTCCAATGGAAGCCGTTTTGCCTCAGGGCTTTATCTATTTGGGGCCATTCTTGAGCTGACATAAATAAATAAATCGGTGCTCCCGGTTTTGTATATTCATATAATTTTTTAGAAAACCCGTTAATAAATTTTTCCCAATCTTGTTCTGATAGATTATCGTTTTTTATTGAGCGTGTTTTCCATTGTGGGTTATGGCTTCCCCCATAATTTACGTTCCATGGCGGATCTGTTAGTATCATATCAGCCTTTTCTTTTCCTAAAATTTTTTCATAATTTTTTTCGTCTAGGCTATCTCCGCAGATTAGTATATGTTTTCCCAATTTCCATATATCGCCTTTTTTTGTTAGAATCTTTTTTGGTAATTCTGGAATTTCATCCGTTATTTCTTTTTTATTTAGTAATGACCCTCCTATTATTTCTGCTAAGTCATCGTCTGTCCAGCCTGTTGCTCCTAATAATTCCGGGTTATTTTCTCTTAATTCCTCCACTAATTTTTGGAGTGCTTCTGGATCGTAGCCTCCAAGTTCGGCTGTTCTGTTGTCTGCGAGTGCGTATGCTTTTGCTGTGTCGTCGTCGTCCTCAACGAAAACTGCTGCTATCTTTGTCCAGCCTAATTCTTTTGCTGCTTGTAGCTGGTGGTTTCCTGCTATAACAATTCCTGTCGGTCCTTTTTCGTTTTCTCCGGTTCTCCTAACCACGATTGGTTTTCTCTGTCCGAAGGTTTCATAACTTTTGGCAACTGATTTTATATCGCCTTTGCGTGGGTTGCCTTTTAGTAATTCTATATTTTCTATGGGTGTTGCTAGTGCGAGCAGTGGGCTCGCTATATTTGCCGCTTTGTTTGTCATTATATTATATTGTTCTCCTTTTCTGTATTGTGACATTTTTCGCCTAACCTGTCTTTATGCGTCCGGAGTCTCGGGCGTGGTTGTGGTG